AATTCTCTGGATTCGCTCCTAGGTACTCGACGGTCAACACAGCTAACTCGCAAACTGCTGCGAACGTCCTTGACGGTGGTGGCACAGCGTCCACGAACACCAGCTTGTGGATCGTGGTCTGGGGACCTGATACCTACCATGCTACGTTCCCCAAGGGCAAAGTTACCGGCCTCCAACATAGGGACATGGGCGAGTGGCCTGTGCAAGACGGTGGCGGAAACACCTATCAAGCCTACCGAGACCATTTCAAATGGGAAATCGGACTCGTCGCCAGAGACTGGCGCTACGCAGTGCGAATCTGCAACATTGACATCACCCAGCTTTCTGGTGTTAATGCGGCCAATCTCATTAACCTGCTCGTGCGAGGCTTGTACCGTCTCCCTACAGCTCCAGCGGGTGCTACAACGATCCAAACTTCGGACACGCCTGAGGTTAGGGCAAATATGGGTCGAACCGTCATCTACTGCAACAGGGTCATCAGGACATACCTCGACCTCCAAGCGATGAATAAGACCAACGTACTTCTCAGGATCGAGGAGTTCGATGGCAAGCCCGTCACAACCTTCAGGAGCATCCCAGTTAGGACCTGTGACTCGATCCTGAACAACGAAGCAAGGGTGGTGTAACATGATCCTCGACGGTCTACTTCAATTCAGTGGCCCCACAGGCGATGCACCGACGGCCACTGGTGTTTCCACTAACATCATCGATCTCCATCTCGTTGGCATTCCTGTCCTTGCTTCAGGTCAAGGAGCCAGAGACATGGGCATCGGCGATGATCCAGCCATGAAGCTCTTGGTTCAAGTAACTACAGCCTTCACTGGCTTAACTAGCCTTGCAATAGCTCTACAAGGAGCTACTGACAATGGTGCTGGAGCTCCCTCTGCGTTTACAACATGGTGGACAGGTCCAGCGACACCCTTGGCTAGTTTGGGTGCGGGAGCACGGCTATACGATATGGATATGCCTAGACCTCCAGCTGGTGTAGCCGTGCCCCGTTTCCTCCAGATGCAATATACCGTAGCTGGTACAGGCACCGGAGGCGTTATCAAAGCCTACATTGTACTTGATCGTCACGATCAGATGTACAATGCAACTAACAATGCAATCCACGGTGGATATCCCGCCGGGATTATCATCACTAACTAAGGAGGTTCCAATGCGCAAGTACCTATCCGCCGCAGCACTAGGGCTTGCGCTGGCTGGGTCAGTGGGTGACGCACCATTGGCCCAGCCTGTCGGCCCTCCGAATGAAATCTGGTGTAACAGGACAGGTCTAGCGGCTAGCGGTCCAGCCACGGTCTTAGTCGTTACCGGCGTAGCGGCAAGGACTACTACTCTTTGTGGCTGGATTGCTTCGGCCACCGCTGCTGCGACTATGCAAGTAATCACCGGCACAGGTGCCACATGTGGGACTGGGACAGTCAATATCACAGCCGCCCATGCTATACCAGCGGGTGCGAGTTTGTCCTATGCAAGTGGTGCAGGGTGGTACTCTGCTGCAACTGCGGCCAATGTCTGCGTAATAGTGGGTGGGACGGGACCAGTTCAGCTCACCCTAGTCTACGCCCAATTCTAGGAGACTTTCATGGCAAGATTCAATTCGACTGTGGCCTTCGTAGTTGAAGGCAAACGACATAAGGCCGGAACTATCTATGCTGATACCAAGGCTAATCAACTCGCTGGAGATATCCTCTGGGCTGGAATGTCTTCGAGTACAATGTCCCCAGGCCTTATTCCCTTAGATGGCGCAGCTACGTCGATGAAGGCCTCAAGCATCTACGTTGGTAGTCAAGTCAATCTCATCGACGGTGCTAATAGCATAGGGTGACTCATGGCTAGATGGATGCTTAAGGATGCCCATTACCTTGCGGTCGCAGGGACGGAATGGGAATACCGAGAAACCAACAGAGAGACCGGTAGACAGGCCAGAAAGGTCTACGAAGTCCCTCTACACCTCGATCCTAGAAACAATGCTGACTGGAATTACCCAAATGACGAAGCCATTATTGTCTCACATAAGTACGATCCCAAGTACCCTCGTGACCACATCTTTCGAGGAACTCCTACGCCGGACATGGAACCACTGGATGATGAGGCGCAGGCTATATCTGATGCGGAAAGGAAGAATTGGATTCATCCGATCGAATCGCTGAATATGACCTACAGCGAATCTCGACTCTCGGAGTTCGAACGTGGGATCGCTGAGCTTTTAGCTAAAGGAATGCCTAACGCTAAGGGACCCTTGCCTTCGCTATCGCTTAGTGGTGTTGATCCTGCTGCATTTGAACAGATGCAACAGCAGCTTGCTACTCTGATGGAAGCTAACGCGAAGCTCGAGAAGGCTCTGCACGAGGCACCAAAAAGGCGGCTGTAATGGTTGACTTAGATAAAAGTGGCCATGGCTTTCAGCGAGTAAGGACTTATCTCGGTCCAACGCTTGGTTGGAAGGATGAGCAGGTTAAGCCTTCGACGGATATTACCGTCGGGGGCCTATACCAAGTTCAGCCTGGAGATAGTGTTCTTCTCGTTGATGTTCCGGCGGCTGTAACCATAGCCTTGCCAAATCTGCTTAGATGGGTGCCACAAAGAAATGATCAGCCGGCTACAGGCTTTGAGAAATCAATCACGATTAAAGACCTAGGCGGTAACGCCGCTAACTTTAACATTGTTATCTTTCCATTTGGTCAGCAAGCGATCGATAATATCCAGCAGTCAGTTTTGATTTCTGATGCTTACGGAACTCTTAAGTTACTTCCTTTGATTGATATGTCTGGCTGGATGGTTGAAACCACCGGAGGTTCTGGCGGTCCTCCAGGTCCTGGCGGTGATGTCTTCAAGGCCGGGAACAATACCTTTACTGGCGTTAACACCTTCACTAGTACTGTCACAGCACCTACAGTAACAGTTGGTGACAACACCACTCATGTAGCTACCACAGAATTTGTAATGGGCCAAGGGTTCTTGCTCAGTGCAAGCCTTACTGGCTATGCTCCGCTGTTTTCTCCGACTTTCACAGGTGATCCTAAAGCTCCTACTCCGTTGATAAGCGACAACGATACGTCGATTGCTACTACAGCCTTTGTTCAAAATCTAACAGCGACTAACTTCCAGCCACTTGATGCTGACCTTACAGCCCTTGCTGCTCTAGGCGGCACTAACGTAATCTACTATCGCTCCGCAGCTAACGTCTGGTCGCCGGTAACCATCGGTGGTGGCCTTACCTTCACTGGAGGTACCCTTGCCTCGAGCGCAGGTGGAGGCAACGTCAGTAGCTCTGGAGCTCCTGTTAACTTGCAGTTAGCACAGTGGATAAACTCTACACAGATTCAAGGAATTGATATCTCGAGCTTGGGCTTTGCATCGACGACGAGTCCAACATTCACAGGTGACCCAAAGGCTCCAACTCCAGCAACGGCAGATAACGATACCAGCATTGCTACCACAGCTTATGTCAAGGCCAACCTCGCTAACTACCAGCCCTTGGATGCTGACCTAACAGCTATCTCGGCCTTAGCCGGAACCAATACAATCTACTATCGCTCTGCTCCTGATATCTGGTCCCCGGTTACATTCTCTGGTATTAGCTTCTCTGGCGGTGTCCTAACAGTAACTGCTGGAGGCGGTAACGTTAATAACTCAGGTACTCCAGTTGCTGGACAGATAGCACAGTGGACCAGTGCATTCGCTATCCAAGGCGTAGCCCCAGCTACCCTCGGGATCACTCCGAGTCCGCCGCAAGGTCGATTGACGCTTGCCACCGGCACTCCGGTAATGACAGGGACAACTTCGTCAGCTACGATCTATTACACTCCTTACGTCGGTCAGTTTGTTCCTCTCTACAATGGAACAAGCTTCACTATGACCGACATGGGTGGGGAGCTTTCGCAACTTCTGAACGACGCAACTAAGTCTCCAGCGGCGTCATCAGCGAACTCTAATTACGATCTGTTCGTCTGGCTTGATGGCGCAACTATGCGCTGTACTCGAGGTCCAGCCTGGACAGGGAATACCACCCGAGGCTCTGGCGCAGGCACTACACAGATTTCCATGGTCAATGGAATCTATCTTAACACCGTTGCCATTACCAACGGTCCTGCTGCGCAACGAGGGACTTACGTCGGCACAATTCGAACTTCTACAGCGGTAACATGTAACTATACCCTTGGTGCAGCCTCAAGTGGTGGCACTGCTGCGTTGTTAAATATCTGGAATGCTTACAACAGACGTTGTATCACTACTACAGTACAAGATACAGCAGCTTCTTGGACATATGCCTTGGCTGCTTATCGATCCGCTAATAGCTCTACTGGCAATCGAATTTCTGCTGTGTGTGGCTTAGCAGAAGACTATGTTCGTATACATGTTAATAGTTATGCTACTGCTTCAGCTACTTCAGTAGGTCTTTGTGGTATTGGTCTTAATGTTGCGAATGCTGATAATTCTCAATCGAACTCGTCAGCACAATATGTGAGTTCATCAAATCCTAGCAATGCATATGGAAGTTACCAACTTCTAGGCTTTAACTTTTATCAAGCTACGGAAGCCACTGCTCCTGCTGGTACCGTTACCTTTTTTGGTTCAACAACATCACAGACTATCACTGCAACAGTTTGGATGTAAGCCATGGATGCTGGAACACTACATCTTGAAATTGCTAAGGTCTGCCCTTGCGCTAGTGTCAGGGTAGTTGATCCTGACAAGCGTGAGACTTGGTCATTCACGCCTGGCGAGGGCGCAACGCCAGAGCAAGTCACAGCAGGCAACAATGTAATCGCTACTATTCCAGTTGACTTCAAGCCACTTCCTGATCCTGCTCCAGAAGATGAAGTCCTTTTTGATCATGAGAATAGACTCCGTGAGCTTGAAGGCCAGCCACCACTATCGCTTGGAGAGTTTGTGGCTAAAGGAAAGAAGTCATGACCGTTAGCACAGAAACTACCAAGATTACCTATGTTTGCGATGGAGCAACTAATCTATTTCCATTCTCGTTTCCTGTTGGTCCTTTTACCAGTCTGTACTTCTTTCTAACAGATCCAGCCGGGACAGTTACTAGCATTACTGCTGACTTCAATCTTGTTCTCAATCCGCCAATTGATCCTAATCCAACTCAAAGTGGCGGATACGTTGTCTTTCCTGCTTCAGGGTCCCCACTCCCTGTTGGATTTACCTTCACTATCGCGAGAATAGTTCCAGAGACTCAGCCAACTTCTTTGACTAACCAAAGCATTATGTATCCAAAGGTAATCGAGGCAGCTCTCGATTATCTTTGCTTGCAGATTCAGCAAGTTCAGCAGCAGGTAAATAACAGCCTTGTTCTTCCGATTAATGAACAAGGTCCGTTGGTTCTCCCACCGTGTCCTGAGCGTGCTGGGAAGCTCCTTGGATTTGATGAGAATTGCCAGCCAGTTGCAGTGACTCTCGACGACGGTCCTGCTCCACCGGCTCCGATCGAGACTGCTATTCGTGTTCCTGTGCCTGAGACTGTTGAGCCATTACCGGATGCGCTGACTAGAGGAAACACGATCCTAGGATTCGACAGCGGAGGTAATCCTGCACTTATCGGGATCGTCCCTCCGAACCTCCCGCCATTGATCGGTCCAAGGTTGACCTTGACTGCAACTCATGCAGTAGTGAATGCTGAGAAAGGATATCTGTTTCAATTAGCTGGTAATTCATTCTACGATTTATCCCTCGGCGATCCTTCATTCTATGATTCAGAATTTTCAATCGCCGTATTCAATTCAGATATCTACACTGGCCCAGGCTCTGGTCGAGCTAAGCGAATCTTATTCAACGGAACCATAATGCCAGGAGGTCTTCTGTGGCCTGGGCAATGGGTTTATATCTTCAGAGTCGGTAGCACCTGGGTAAGCAATCCACGTAATGCTCGTTGGAAGCCTACATCTCAAGTTACTTTCTTCGTCGATCCTGTAGCTGGCCACGATGACGGAACAACGGACGGCCTCGCACCTGGAAGCCAAGCAGTTCTGACTATCAATGCAGCGGTTGTTACTGCTTACGCTCGGCTCGACTATGGTGAGATTTTTGAAGTTTCCGGAGTTATAATTCAACTAGCCGCAGGCACCTACATAGAAAATATCGCTATGCAAGGTGCAACAGTCGGTGGTGCTCCAGTGACTATCCAAGGTGCTGATGCTCTCACTGATCCGGCACCTTGGATTGTCAGGACACCTGCTGGTTCTTATGGCATTTGGGCAGATTCCTCGGCCAGTATCATTCTTAGAGGACTTAGGTTCAACGGAGTAGGCGCTGGAGCCTATGGTGTTGTTGCAAGTCGAGGTTCTACAGTGTCCTGTGATAATTGCACTATTGGGAACTTCCCAGGAACTGAGGGTAGTGGCCTCGTTGCTTTCGATAGCTCAACCCTTATCTTGAACAAAATCCATGTCACAGGAAATACCGCATGGCCGGTCTTCGTAAGTAGAGCGTCTACTGCTAGACTCTCAGGAGCATGGACTGTAGCTAACAGCCTTACCTTCAGTTACTTCATGGTGGCAGAATATGCTTCTCAGATAGTCGGAGGCACCGCGGTATTTGGTGATCCGACGGACTTTACTCTCACCGGCGGTGTTAGTTGCGTTGGTATACAGTTTGGCGTGTTCTGGAACTCTATTGGGTCACTCGGAGCCGGTGTTATGAATAACTTCCCTGGAAGTGTATCAGGAGTTTGTGGTGGAACACCAGGAACTGGAACAGATTCGTCGATGATAGTAGGAACAGTATTCTTGTAGGAGGAGAGGATGCCAAGTGGATCAGCCAAGCAAGCCCGCACTATGGCGGCGGCAGCTCACAACCCAGCCTTCGCTAAGAAGGTTGGGATCCCAGAAAGTGTTGCCAAAGAGTTCAATCAAGCCGACAAGCGAACCGGAATCCTCAGAAAGAAAAAGAAGCAGCAAAGGACCGGGGACAATGACTGAGCATGATCGCAAGGTACCTCCAGGGATTATGTTAATGACCCATCATTATCATAATCTAATCTACATTCGCCATTTCTGGGAGGAACAAGGCCAGCAAACTCCTAAGTGGGTAGCAAAGGAAATGGCAAGGATGGATAAAATCCTTCAAGAGGAACTGGTAAGAGAAGAAGGCCAAGGTGGCCTCTTACGAGGAGATGAAGATGAAACAAGGAAAGTCGACTGATGCCAGCTTTCGAAAGCGTGAGCCGATCCCCAAGGCAGTACATGAGACTGCGGTATCGGAACTCGGACGTGCAGTTCAATATCCAAAATCACCTTTCTACGGTGGACAAGGACTTAAGCCCCCAGGTCCTTCGCCATCTCGAGCAGGCCCTGGAGGCGGTAGAGTTGTCCATCCCCACGGAACACAAGGAAAACACAAATGACTGACGAACCCGTAGTAAAAGAAGACCCTGCCCCGGAGCTTCAAGTTGTGCCTATCGAAGACCTCGATAAGATCGAGAAGCTTCTTGATGTTGCCAGAAACACTGTTGATATGCCGAACCTCCCCCACATCAAAGCAGCCTGTATGCAGGAGTTGGCGGAGATTGATGCTGCAATGGGTGAGGCTCAAGGCGTAGCTCAGGCAGAGTATGAGAAGGCTCTGGCTGAGTGGTCGGCTAAGCAAGAAGCCACACGTAAGGCCAAAGAGAAGGAACGTCTTGCTGCTGAGAAGAAAGCAGCAGATGAGCGGAAGGCCAAAGAAGGTGAGCCTGAGCGTGCCTCTTGGCAGGAGCCGAGGGACACTTCTGCTCAACCGATTGAAAGGAGAGTCTAATGGCTCGAGATATCCTAAGTGAATACGGGAAGGATTCCTCTCAGCCTCAGGCTGCTAGAGCTACCTCTGGTGGAGTAAAAGAAGCTAAGCCAATCTCGAACTATAAGCCTCCACAAGGTCCTTCTAATATCAACGATCCGAAGAATCCAGGGCTACATGGAGACTATCTCGGAAGTTGCCCAAAGCCCGGTGGCGTGGGTTCTTCTGGGAGTCCTGGTCTTGGTGGCACTGTTCATCGCAGTGGGTCACAACGAGGATGACTAGCGAAGTCGACGTTGCGAATCGGGCCCTTGCATTGGTAGGGACCCGATCGCAAATAGCAAGTCTTGATGAAAACTCCAATGAAGCTCGTAGCGTTAAGCTGGTATTCCATGCTCAGCGAGACGAGCTTCTACGGATGGCGCCATGGAACTGTGCAACGAACTTTACTCCTCTAGCATTGCTTGCCGCAGCACCAGGGACGCCGGAGAATCCAACTGCTGGGGCGGATGTCTGGATGAAAGGTGTACCGCCTCCGCCGTGGAGTTATGAGTATGCTTATCCAAATGACTGCCTTAGGCCTATCTATGTTGTTCCTCAGTTTACTACTGGCTTTACTTCTGGGGTACCTATTACCACTGCGGTAACTGGCGGTGCTCCGGCATTCTGGAACGGTCCGCCAGTTAGATTCAAGGTCGGGATCGACCAGATCAACATCGTAACTGGGAAGCCATCTACAGATGGAGTCGATCAGAGAGTTATCCTGACTAACCAAGAGCAAGCAATCTTAGCTTATATTAAACGGGTCACCAATCCTGATGTATGGGATGATCTGTTTACTAATGCCTTTGTTAATACCTTAGCTAGTCGATTAGTTATTTCCCTGACAGGTGATAGAGGCTTAGCTCAGTTACAAGTTCAGTTAGCTAATCAAACTATCACGCAAGCCCGAGTAATGGATGGCAACGAGGGATTGACCGTCAATGACGTAACACCAGATTGGATACGGACTCGAGGAATCTCTTATCAGGCCTGGGAGTTCTCACCGAACATTATGTTCGATTGGGGACCAATGCTAAGCATGTACTAAGATGTCAGACAATGTTATCCAGACTTCATTCTCCGCTGGTGAACTTTCCCCGAACCTTACTGCTCGGGTGGACTTCGCTAAGTTCCGTAGCGGCGCAGCCACTATGCGGAATTTCTTTGTTGATTACAGATCAGGCGCAAGCACTAGGCCTGGGACAGAGTTCATTATGCCAGGTCCAGGAGGCAAAGTTCGCCTTGTAAGATTTCAGCAATCAGTTGATGTTACTTATGTCTTGATGTTCAGTGATCGACGGCTTTGGTTTATCACCAACGGTGCACCTGTAGTACAGCCAGCGTTTGGTATCTCGAACATTACTCAGAGTGGAACTGCTGTC